TCAACGCTTTCGGGGCTTTTGCTTCTGGTGGACACGCACGGACTCGAACCGTGGACCTCTTGCGTGTGAAGCAAGCGTGGTAATGTTAAAATCCTTGAAAAATAAAGGTTTTCGGCGTTTTTTGTTAGACTTTTGTTGGCAACCGTCAGAAAATCAGGTTTAATCAGGTGCGGCAAAAATCGCATAAAATGTCTAAGCGCACAACACTATATTTTATCTCCGGATTCTTCGCCAGTGTCATTACTTATCAAGCTTTGGCGCTCTTTATCCGCAGCTATATCAGCGCGTATTAACCGCTTAATGTAGCCAGATTTATTTGGCACACTTTCAAGTTTGTCAATTATATCCTGCTCTGTGGTAGTAAAGCACGGCAAAAGATATTGTTTTTTATACTTTGCTGCATATCGATCCTGTGGCGTCTCCTTCTTCATTTCTATCATCACCTTTTAAAATATATCGCTGCTCTTGATATAAGAAGCAAGTGCTTCCTTGGTTTTACATATTTCCTTATCAACATTTATGCATATTGTTAAACCATCGCCTACTAATCTGCTTACTTTCCAGTATTTTTTACATTCGGTTATTTCGTATTCTTTTTCACCTTTAGTAATCATATAAAATCCTCCGTATCTGTTGATTTTTTATTTAGTAGATGATACAATAGGACTTACGGGAGGGGCATTTCTGCCCACCCCCTGCCTTTGAAAGCTTACTCGCTTTCTTTGGTTTTTGCCTTGCTTGACTTTGGCTTTTGCAGTGTTATCGTGATTTTCACATTCTTGACTGTTTCATCACTTTCCACTGCTCTCTTTAAGTCCTGCAGGGCTTTTGTTATGTCCTTCATTCTCCTCACCTCCTCTCACTGTCTATATTATACCATAGTTATATAACTATGTCAACACTTTTTTCAAAAGTTTTTTCATATTTTTAAAACTTTATTTTTTCTTGCAATTATAAAGAATCGTGCTATAATGCAATAAAGAGCCTCCGGCTCTATATCCTATTTCACGCGGCAGTCTCGCTCCGGCGGGGCTGCTGTTTTATATTTTGCCGACGTCGGCAAAATGTTATGTGTCCACTTTTTTGGCTTGACTATATAGTTATATGTTGCTAAAATCAAAAAGAAAAAACTTTCAAATTTTTTAAAAAAAGTTTGAAAAAAGTGTTGACATACTCGGCATAGTATGATATAATATAGGCAATGAATGAGGCAAGAACCTCAAAAAAAGAAAGGAAGAAAAAACAATGGCAATCAAAGAAATCAAACTTATTCAGGATGCTTACATCTGCGGCTATGAAGGTGCTTTCTGCCACGAAGTCTCCGAAGACGGCAAATGCCTCGCAACCGGAGTTTGGGACAACTGGTATGAAGCAACAGCAGAAGATGAGTCGGGCAATCAATATCAAGTGTATTGGAAAATCAACGATGATTTTGATGTGCACGATGGCTCCAGCCCCGAATCCGACGCTTGCGACTGGGAGAATCCTTGGATGGTGCTTGAGATTGGCACAGAAAACGACAAGAACGTTGTCAATCAGGTCAAAATAAAGTTTTAATCCAAGTGGAAGTGGAGATAAAAAAGCATGGAAGAAGCACCAAAGCGCAAGACGCATACTTCGACGGCGGTCAAACGCCGTTATAACGACAAGACATACACTATGGTGCGCGCCAGCTTGCCGAAAGACTTAGTCGCACGATTCAAGGCAAAATGCGAAGCCGACGGCATACCACAGGCGCAGGTCATAAAAAAAGCGGTCGTTAACTTTTTGGATGAAAATTGAAAAAGCCGGGCAAGGGATTTCTCCTCTGCCCGGTCATTTTTTAGTCCTAAGTTAGCTGCAAGTTATAAGCAAGTTGGTTTTAAAACGCACGAAAAACGCACGAAAGTTAAATCATGCCGAAGAGCTTGAGAATCTGTACGACCGCCCAAGCTCCATAAAGCCCGAGCATGTTCATGAGGTTAAAAACAATAGCAGTTATCATTTTGTTACCTCCTCTGTGACATCATCAAATCCGTAGTCTTTACGGAACGCTTCATTGAATTTGCTCACCGTGGCTTCTATCAGCATTTTTAGCTCAAGGTCGGTAATCGTTATGCCCTTTTCATTCAGCATCTCAACGATTGCTTCAGCAGCCTTATCATATTTCTCCTGACCATGCAGATCCTTGTAGAGCTGCTCGATAGCCTCGACGCAGGTCTTGGCAACCGCTTTCTTCGTCTTGTCGTCAAAATACTTCTGAAAGAGCTTCTTCGCGCATACGCCGAGGTATGATGCTATAGCTGTCAGAATGGTGCAAAGGATGCCCATTCCACAGCTGTCCCAAAATGCTTTTATGTATTCCATGTGCTTGTCCTCCTTATTTAAGCAGCTGATTTACTTTCTTCTGAACTTCGGCAGGATTATAGCCCGCCGCTTTGAGTCTGATTTTTCGAATCGCGCCATTGCCCCACTTACCGGCGATAACTTCGCGGGCAACGGTGTCAACGGATTTTTTAGCCGGCTTTTTCTGACTGTAAACGATTTCATTTACACGCTTCTGAACCTCGTTCGGGTCATACCCGGCATTGCGCAGGCGCGTCATACGGTCGGCACCGTTGCCCCACTGACCGTTGATTACTTCGTGAGCGACCTCATCGACGGATTTCTTTGTGCCCTGAGGCTTCGTCTGTGCCGCGTCAGCGACATATTTGACATACGGCAGCTTACCATGCTTCGACCAGTTGCGGCGATTGTAACCGGGTTTGTCGCAATTGCAGGCGGTTATCTGCACGCAGTTCTTCCAGCGCGGCGTACACTCGACTGCAAGCCCTGCGCCTATGTACACGCCGATATGCCCCGGAGACCACAGGGCTTCTCCGATTTCGATTTTGCTGCAGTTTGTGCTGATGCCTGTACACTTCTGGATCATTGCATCCGCATTGATATCCGGCACACCGTTCGAAGCGTACTTCGCGCCGCCGTAGGGTTTGGACTTATCGCCTGTCCAACCCCAAAGCACGCCCTTTATAAGGCAGACGCAATCAAAACCGAAGGTGTCAGCTGATGCCGCTTTTATCATCTTCTGTCTGCTCGGATCTCTGTTGTAGTCGTTATTGTTGCAATAACGCTGTTTGTTGGACGCCGTAAGCGGTGCGCCGAAGCAGCCGTTCACATAAAGCGTCTTGTAGTGCAGCGCGATATCTTTCACCTTCGCTGCAAGTTCTTTGTTTGTCATGATAAATAACCTCCTTATTTTTTATAAAGCTGCTGTTCGATCGTATCGATCCTGTGGTGCGCCTGTTTGGCGGACGATTCGACAGAACTCAGCCGTTCGACCACCTTTCCTATCTGATCATCCTGCTTTTCTTGCTTTCTCTTGATGTCATCAACGCCACTTTTGATGTATCCGAGTTCCGTTAAAACGACACCATCTTTTTTGCCCTCATCTTTGTTATCGCTCCTACCGTTCCGCTTATAGGCGATATAGCCAAAGATTATTGCGCATATAGTCCCGCACGCACTAAGAATCGTCAAGAAGATGTTTACACCGCTCATGTAGTCACCTCCTCGAAGTAAATGCCCACAAGCTGCGACGGTACATACTGCAAGATAGTACCTTGACCGTTGCTGTCGTCGCGTATGCACTTGTATGTTTTGCCGCCGTCGAGATAGTACTTGTCTTTGTAATACCTCATGCCAGCCGCCGCCGTGATAGGATTGTCGATAGTGCCGTCCTCGCCGACCGTGATAGGCTCCCAGTGTGCCGCCGTGTTTTCCGGCAACCATGTCGGATTTGCCGTTATGGCGTTGTAGCAGCGATAGAGCCCGCTCGGTCTGCGGACTATACTGCCGACAGCATAATCGACATACCCGCTCCAAAGCGGATAAAGCTCTGCATACTCCAAAGCTTCTGCGTCCGTCGTGACCTTCTTCAACACGCCGTTGATTTTGTCGCGATAAGCCTTTGCCTCTGCGCGTGTCATGCGCTGTCACCTCCTGTGATTATTTCAAGTGCCTCGGAGTCAGATATCGGGTCATCGTCATTCTGCGGCTGCTCCGTCCACACCTGCGTTATTTCTGTTTCAGTCTCCGTCCACGAGTCGGTGTAATACTTGCCGTCGGACGGATATTCCGTTAAAATTATCGGCTTGTATCCGTACTGCAAAAGCAAATTGGGGTCAGTAGTAAACACGTCGCCGTCCGCCGTTTTTATCGGTCGCGGCGCTCCTCTGAGCTCGCCGTCTATAAGTTTTCCGTACATCATTTAATCACCCCCAAGTAAAAGAGCCTGTGCCCTGATTATAGAGCGTCGTTTTGCTTATAAGGTCATAAAGGCACGGCACACCGTTTGCATCGAGACACGGGACAAGCTGCTGTGCATCGCCGTTGGTGTAGCTATATAACCGCATAACAGCCTTATTGTTCGTCCAGTTGTTGGTTCCGACGTCAAATATCAGTCCGTTCGTCGGAGTCTCAAAGTCGGCGATATCGCTCCAAGATTTTTTTAAAATATCATTAGCCCACGCGCCGTTTTTGTTCATTTGGATTTTCATTCGTTCCAATGATGAAGCCGTCGTAAAACGGTGCTTTTGATATTCGGAGAAATCGCCCGCGAAAACGTTCGGACTTACGCTTTGAAACAATGCAAGATTGTTTTTCAACGCACTTGTGCGCGAACCGAATATGCCTGCGTTCCTGATAATTTCACCGACTATTTTGAAATCTATGGTGATATCAGATTCCTGCGTCAGCTTGCGTCCGGTGTCGATGTACTGAGTGCCCGACGACTGGATATATTCGACTGCGGTATAGCCTTCAGGCAGTCCGCTCTGCGCTTGCGCCTTTTGCCATATAAATCTGCGCCTGTTCAAACGCCCTCACCGACCTTCTGAGCCGCCAAAACCTTGTCCTTGAAGCTGAGCTCCCATGTTTCGCCACTTGCGAAATTCGGCGCGTTGCCAATGTATTTAGTACCCGTCGGCAAGGTGACAGTGATTGACCCGCTCGCAGCGAAGGTCAATTTGAGCCAACACTCAAAATTGCCCATCGGATATGTCAGAGTTAAGGTCGCGACATTCTCAAGGCGATATTCCGTGTTGTCGGCAAGGGTGATTTCTGTTCCTGCTGTTACCTGCGCCGACACTGCTTGCGGCGTATAGCCGAGGGCGGCGACGACATTGTTTTTTGTCACTGTCGCATCAGAGCCCGGAACGCCAGGGGCACCCGGCGTACCGGGTTCGCCCTTATCACCTTTCTCGCCTTTTAAGCCAACGTCCGAGCCATTGTAGCGAAGTTTGCCGTCAACCGCTGATATCAGATCAAGCACAGATTTGTTGTCGTGCTCGTGCGCCTTAAACATCGCCGGAAAGACAAAGCCATCTAAGATACGCTGCAAATCCATACTTACTGTTTCTCCACTGCCTGATTGCAGATTGCAGCTAATATACTTTGCAAACATACCCGCAAGCGCATAATACATTGCGACATCAAGTCCGCTTTTAACTGTGTCAGACTCAAGCTCAATATCCGGGAAAGTGGTTTGAACATCTTCTGACAGCGTGTAGCTGATGTCCTCTGCCGTTGAACCTTCGCCACCTATAACCTTGCCATCGTACAGCAGCGTGCCGGTATCATCGGCGGTCAACAGGTCAATGACCGACTTGTTATCATGGCCGTGCCGTGCGGCGGTGTTAAGAGCTATCTCGGCGGCGAGGCTGTGCGAGAGCCGCTCTGTGCCGTCCGGGATTGACACCTTTGCAGAGCCTGTTATCATAGGCGCATAGCCGACTTTCTCGCCGTCCGCAAAAGCGACCAGCTGCGCTGCCATGTTGCCGGGCTCAGGCACAACATCGCTTGTAATTTTGACAGTCACATAGCCGTCCACAGGAGTCAACAGCTCAGTTTGCAGATACTCGCCGACCGTTGATTCAAAATAGACTCTGTAGCTGTCCGCGCCCTCGAGCTCTTCGGGCACAGGCAGCGCGAGCAGCGTAAAGTTGTTTTCGGCGCGATAGCCGACATCATACCCGCGTGGGCGGGCATAGTCAACCGTTATCGTTCTCGTCTGCATTCTTTTCCGCCTCCCCGTTCTCGCCCTCCGCGGGCGGTTTTTCGCAGTCTGCAAGCATTTCGGATAAAAGGTCAAGCTTGCCGATAATCTTCGCGATTTCGACCTTGTTGACCTCGATTTGCTGTATCAGCTGCGCGTTGTGCTTCTGCAAGGCGTCGCCCTGCGCTTTGACCTCTGCGATTTTCTGTTCGATTTCGGTTTTTGTCATAATAGCCCCCTAAGCGAGTTTTTTGTAGTCGCCGCTGTCGTTAAATTCGGCATACAGTCCGGTGGTGTCTAAAAATAGCCGTCCGGTGTAACCGCCGCCGGAAGTAAGCTTTAAAGTCATGCCCTTTCCGTTTGTCCCGCTCGAGTAGATTTCAATTCGTGCCGGAACCGTGCCTTTGGTGTTGTTGACGATTTGCAGCAGTGCGCTCGCGTCACTCGTAGCACCAAGCTCCGCGCTTACATCGTTCGCGCCGTTTGGCGCATGCGCGATAAACCCGATGGCATCGCCGCCTGTCGCAACACTTAAAGACTCGTTTACCTCGACTTTTTTGCGAAATCTTGCGTTATCTTTTTCTATCACGGCATAATCGGTGTTCCAATGGTTTACAAGCGTGGCGTTTTCTGCTTTCTCACCAAATCGAAAACCGTTTGATGTAACGCCAAGCGCGGCGGCAGGCTTCGGCGCGGCGAGCGTCGCATAAAACTTCGTGCCAATCAGCGTATTGTTAATGTCAAAGTACTCATAATTTGCGCCGGTTTGCATATTTGTGGTGTAATACATCTGCAAATATCCGCTTGACAGATCGGTCTTAAATCCGCTGTTTTCTATTGACAGCTGACCGCCGTCAAGGTTTATATCGCCGCCGGTGATGTTGATGTCGGAGGCTTCGATGTGTCCGGTTTCGAGGTTAAAGGAAAATTCGCCGTTTGCGGACTGCATTATTCCAGCTTTGATGATGTTAGCCGTTAGTGTGCCGGTATCAACAAAGTCGGCGACGATGTGACCGTCCTGCGTGACTGCTGTCCTGTATGGTCCGGAGTAGCCGCCGGACGAATGACCAAAGCCGGAAAGATTAAACCGCCATATGTTTTTGGCGGTCGAGATGTCCGGCGTGTCCATGATTAAAATTTCCTGCGGATTCTGCGACGGGTTGAGTCGGACATATCCGCCGCTGTTCCCGGTGATTGCCGCCGTTGCGTCGGCTATCGCCTTTTTGTATGCCGCCGTCAAGTCGGACTTCGCCAAGACGAGCTGACCGCGCAGGTCTTTGGTCTCGTTGACCGTCTGCTTTATGACGTCGGCAAAATTCGCACGCGGCGATCCGAGGTCAACGGATGTGTACCGCTCGCGCAGGACATCATAGACCGTTTTAATTACCTTTGCTTTGATATTGATGTTGAGGTCTTTGTGATAAATCTGCACTGTGTCGCAAAGGCTGACAGACTCGAGCGCGGAAAAACTCGCGTATTCCGGCGATTGCGACAAGTCCACAAATGACACCGTCATTGACACGGTCGGCGAGTTGATGTCATTTGCCGCCGCGTATGCCGCCACCGCCGAGTCAAGCCCGCTCTGCGTGATTTCGCTATCGCCGCCCGAAAAATCGGACGAAAAGTCGCGTATCAGCGTTTTTGCATTGATGCCGCTTGAGTTGGTCACTGCCTTATAGCTGTGCAAGTCGACTTTGTCGTTTTTGACATAGCCATATATGCCGGTGTATGCGCTGTCCATGTCGATATCGCACTTTAACTCCGTCATGTTGCGACCGTATGCAATTCTCACCCCGCGATCTTTGCCGCGCGCCTTGTGCAGCTTTATCGTGTGATTGTCAAACTCGTACTCGCCGCCGTAGACGTCAAGGACGGAGCCGGACACTCCGCCGAGCGCAGCGCGCGCCGAAACATTGGTCAGTGCGATTGACGACGACAGAGTGATATCGGTCGTCGCCACGGAAAAGCCTGTGTCCTTGCCGAGCTGATTCTTTGCGGCGGTCAATATGGCGTTGATAGCGACCTGCGCGTTGCCAGATGCCGAAACGGTCGGCACCGGATAACCGGAAAGTGCGTAGCTGATATGCTCGCAGCTAACGGTAAACATGCCGTTAATAGGCTTTGACACTTTGCGGATGTGGAAAAACTGATTTGCGGCGGAAGCGTTTGGTTTTGCCTTGACATATCGGTCGATGACAAGGTCGGCGGCATACCGGCCGAGCATCGGATATTGAAATTCCAGCTCGAAAACGCCGTTGCGCTCCTCCGTGCATTGGCAGTCGCTCGCCTCGGCAAGCCAGCCGATTTTTGTTTTTGCGTCCGGCTTATAAAGTATCGGTATCATAAGCGCCTCCAGTGCGGCACGATCTCGACCTTGGTCACGGTTCCGCCGCTCCAACTTATAGCATTTCCCCCGGGTGACAGCACCGGAAAGCTATCAAAGTTGGCTCTGTCTGACTTCCCGGTCGCGCCGGTATAGACCAGCTGCAAGGCACTGTCGCACTCGATATAGCTGCCGATGTTTAAAAACGGAAAAGACTGACCGCCAATCGAAAGCGTGATGTTTCCACTGCCGTATATCTTGATATATGGCAGCGCGGAATACGCCGTCGGATTGGTGATTTTTTTCGCCGCCGTCAGCGTCGTTTTGACATCGCCGGAGGTCAGAAAGCGGAACGGCTTGCAGCTGAATACCAGCTTCGCCGTGCCAAAATTTCGGATCTGCTCGTCCCAATCCTGCCCGCTCGTGCAGATTGCCATGCGGTAACTGCTCGCGTCGGAGCTATCCGCCAGTTTAGCGTATGTCGCACTGCCGAAAAGCCAGTCTGCGACAGCGTCACGGTTTGCCGCGATGTCTTTGCAGCCGACGGTGTAGGTGATTTCGACATTCTCAAGGTCGTCGATGCTCGAATCGATTATCAAAAGCCCGGCGCGGCCGGGAATCTTTTGCAGATCATACGGTCGCGCCGGTGTTTTGTTGATTGTTGCCCCCTGCACCACCAGGCCGAGGTCGCTTGATTTTTTGGAATTGAATGTGAAAGTTTTAGGCATATGCCCGCTCCTTTCTGCGCATCTCGTCGTAGATTTCCTCGGCGATGCGCGAAGCGAGAGTCCTCACATCGCCCCCGCCGTCTGCGGCGTTTATGGTGACATTAAAGTTGTAGACCTTATTGCCGCCGCTGACTGCCGCCTGCGCTCGGCGCGCCGTGAAATTCCCGGTCGCGTTGATGTCGACATCCATCGGTATGGAGTCGGTCATCCTCTTTGCGACATCGCGCATCGTGGTTTCAAATCCGACACCAACGCCGAGAGCCATGTTTTTACCGATCTGGTCGCGGAAAACGGTCGACGGTGAGTGTATGCCGAGCACCGATTTCATCGCTTCCGTGACGGCAGAACCGAGAGACTTGATTTTTCGGATAAGCCAGTCTTTCATGTTCTTGATACCGTTCCACAAGCCTTCAAGCAAATTTTTTCCAAGTCCGGCAAAAACGGTTGACGGCGAGTGTATGCCGAAAAAGTTTTTGAAGCCTTCAAGCATTGCTTTGCAGACCTTGACAATTGCGTCCACGACAAGACCTTTGTTGTCCCACAAGCCTTTGACGATGCCGCCGATCAGCTGAAATGCCGCCGGGATAAGACGCGGAGCATTTGCGGTAAGCCCGGTCGATATTTCTATCACCAGTCTGACCGCCGAGTTGAGAATTTTGGAAAGATTATCATCCTGTAGCAGTGCATTGACAAGCGAGTCGACGAGCGTAAACGCCGCGTCTATCACTTTGTCGATGTTATCCGCAAGCGCGCCGACGAGCACGACAATGAGCGTGACCGCCGCCTGCATGATAGGATCAAGATTCGCAACAATTCCGTCGACCAGAGTAAAGACGACATCAACCGCGCCGGAGAGTATCGGCGCGAGGTTGGAGACAAGACCGTCGAGCAGAGAGTTGACCATCTGCGCGCCTGCGTTAAGCAGTGACGGCGTCTGCTCTAAAATCGCATTGATAACATTCTGCACGACCGGAGCGGCGTTTCTAACGACCGCCTTAACCGAGTTTAAGAGATTCATAATCATCGGTTCGAGGTCGGCTTCGCTGTTGCCGAGGTTTTCCTTGAGCGTCTGCATTGCCGCCTTCGTCATGCCGATAGATCCGGTCAGTGTGCTTTCCGCTTCACGCGCAAAATTGCCTGCATACTGCTCCGTTTTTTCAAAAAACATCTGCATCGCAAGCTCGGCTTTTTCAGCGTTCGATGCTTTGTTCCAGACAAAGTTGATGCCCTTGCCGGCAGCATATGCCTGCAAGGTCGTCGCGTTCATAGCCACGCCGAGGTTGTCCATCATCGTGAAGTTGCCTTTTGCAGCTCCGGTGATAGATTCAAGTGCCTGCGATGTATCAATGCCCATGACGGACGCGACATCGGTCGCGCGCTGCATAGCCTTTGTGGTCAGCTCAAGGCTGCGCTCCTGCGACAAGCCGGAGCCTTGAAACAGCGAACCCATTTTGTTCGCTGTCGCGAGGTATTCGCTCTGAGCAACGCCCATGTTCTTATAGGCACTTTTACTCTTTTCAACGACCGCATCGGCATAGCTGCCAAAAACAGCCTCCGAGCCGCCGAGGTTCTGCTCAAGCTCGCCAAAAGCGGAAACTGATTCTTTGACAAAATCAACAAAGCCTTTGGCTATGCTTTTACAAGCGGACGCGATACCTTTCAGGCCGTTGACGATAATGTCACTTATGACATGAGCCTTGATAAGGTCGCCGAACTTGATGCTTTTCTTTCCGGCTTCTTCGAGGCTGTCTCCGGCTTCGGAAGCGCCTTTTCGGAAATAGGTAAAGCGCTCTTTCGCGTCGTTCAGCTTATTCCTAAGCTTATCAAAAACATTGATTTTTTCTTTGAAAGTTTCAAGCTTGTCATGCACGTTTTTCAGCGACGCGCCGAACTTCTCAATTGCAGTCTCAGGCTTCTTTTCCTTGACCTTTTCAAGCTCTTCTTTCGTCTCGTTCAGCTTGGCGTTCGTTTTGGCAAGCTCGGCTTCGGCGTTATTAAGCTTCAGAGTCCAGCTTCTTACCTGTTCCGAGCCGTCGCCGAATTTTTCGTTTGCTTTTTGCAAGGCGGTTTTGATAAGCTCGATTTTTTCCTGCTGCTTTTCCGCAGACTCGGACAGTGTTTTTCCCTGCGCCGTCCACAGCGCCATTTGATCTTTGTTCTCAAGAAAAACGGCACTGTTTTTCTTCATCTCGCTTTTAAGGACCGAGAGGCTTTTGTTGATGCCGGTTACGGCGTCTTTAAAGTCCTTTTCGCCGTCAAGCACTATCGCGCCGCGCACTTTTAAATCATTAGCCATCATCCACCTCCTCCTCTTTGTCTAATCCATGCCATATGCAATAATTTTCAAACAGGCTCGTGACTTGCCGCAAGGTCAGCCGCCAAGCCTGCGCAAAAGGAAAGCCGAGTAATGCCGTCGCTCTAAAAATCCAGAGGTCAACATCGACTATTACTCGGCTTGGCTGTTTTTTGTTTCTTCGAGCCCTGCCGCTTCTGCCACGGCATCGACGGCGGCGTTCAGCTCATCGTCCTCCGGCAGCTCCTCGGCGGTCGGGAGCGACACGCCGAAGGTCTGCATCAGCACGTCGGTGTACTCGCTGATGTTTCCTATGTCGATTTTTCTGCCGATATAGCTCTCGGTGACATGCACAAGCTTGACATCGTGGTCGTCGTTGTAAGCATCGACCGCGTCGTTGATAAGCACGGCAAGGATCCACTTAAGTTGTTTGACCTCACTCGACGCTTCAAAGACATTCTCAAGCTCGCCATACCTCTCCTGCAGCTGTTCGATACAGTTCAGTGTCAGAGCGACATTATATGTCTTTCCGCCGATAGTCAGCGGGACCCGTCTTTCTTTTGTTTCGCAAATAATAGCGTTCATAAATAGACGCGCGGGCGAGTTTCCCCGCCCGCTCCTCCTTTTTGGTTTATGTGTCGGAGACCGTGATTCCGAACTTGGTCTTAAGTGCGGCGATCGCCTCGGCGGCGGTGGTGTAATAGGTCTTGGTGCGCCATGCCCCGGACTTGTCCGCTATTGCCTTGCCCTCGAGCGACGAGGTATTAAAGGTGATGTTGTCGCCTTTGGTGGTGTGTGTCTCACTCGGGAGCGAGAATTTGACCTTGTGGACAACATAAGTCAGATACTTTCTCACGCCGTCCACGACCTCGACGGAAACAAAGCCATATCCGCCATATACCGGCGCATCGCTCGCCTTTGAGGTCAGCACGGTCGGCTTCGGCGTGCCCGTGCCGGTGCCCTCGGTCTTCGTCTCGCCGAACATACTCACAAAAACCTCAACCGGAATAGTTGACGTTTCAAGAGTGATGTCGGCATCTTTAAATTCTGTTTCATACTCCGCCAGCGCGTCGTCGGCATAGAGAGAGCCTTCGACCTTGTTCGGTTTGACTTCGGTCTTGACCATCTTGCCGACAAAAGCACCGTTTTCGTAGGTTATCGCCGAGTCAGTCTCTGACTTTATCGGCGCAAAAACAGGCAGAGATGCTTTAAACTGTGCCATTTTTTAATCGTCCTCCTCGTCATTGACTACGCCCTCAATCTCGGCATCAACCGCGATTTGGACATAGTTCTTTTCTTCATCGTACAACTCCGCAGTCGACGTGACCGTAAAGCCCGCCGCGCGGAGTCGTTTTCTGATTTGCTTTTTGTATTTCTGCGGATTGTTCCGCGTCCACAGCGACACGCGCACATATGTGCCGTCATATATCGGCTCATCGTCCGCCCAAAACTCCGGCCGCTCGTCGAGATAGGAAAAAGTGATATATTCCTCGTCGTCACCGGAATAAAAATTCGGATATATTTTCATTCCCATGTCGCCGAGTGCGGACATTATCAGCTGATTCACATTCATCACTTTAACCCCGTTTCTTTCTTAAAAGCCTCCGCCATTGCCCGCTCGCACTCGCTCTTGCTATCGTTTAGAGCTTTAGTCAAGATCGGTGTCGGTGCTTGTTTTTTCGTGCCATATTCCATGTGCGCGAGAATCTCCATGTTGCGGACTGGCGTTTTGCGCTCTTTAAGCTCGCCTTTTGAGTTAATGTACTGTGTCGCAACTCCGGTCGGTCTGACCGTGGCGATATATGCACCGTCTTTCGTCCTCTTTGCGCGGGTCTTTTTGACGCTGTCAATCATCGTGCCGGTTCTGCGATGTTTCGCAAGCTCGGCTTTGACTCGCTTTTCGAGGATTGGCACCGCAGCATTGACCATCTGCGGCGCGTACTTGTCGACATCTGACAGCTTGCCGAGACTTCGCAAAAAGGCCGGGTCGATTTCAAAATCAAACTTTCCCATTTCAGTCCACCTTCATATCGGAGCAGTGCAGCTCCGTCAGACCGTCGAGGCGGTCATAGACGCGCGTTATCTGCAGTTTCGTTTCGCCGTCGTAGACAAATTTGCTACGGCGGTCAAAAGACCGCGAGCGCACGACGTAGACCCGCTCGACTTTCATTCCGGCTTGCGCCGCTTCATAAAACTCGCTCGACTTCGACGACTCCGCGTGCGCCCACAGTGGCAGGCGCCGCTCGGTGTTTTTCTCGTAACCGTCGGCGTCCTGCCCGCTCTTGTCGATATAGGCGACCTCAATTCTGTTTTTCAGATACATCGGCTCCTGCCTCCGTTCTCAGCTGCAGTGCAAAGCTGTTAAAAAGCCGCTCGGTGTTAGCCGAAACGGTGCGGTTTAGCTCGCCACCGTCGTACATATCACGCACGGCGACGAGTACAAGGAACTGTGCGCGCGGATCCTCAAGGTCGCAGTCGTCGCCGACAGCGGCCGAGAGAAATTTCTCGGCCGCGTCGATAAAGCCTTTTATCATTGCATTGTCGACATCGTCATCGACACGTAGGAAGCGTTTAGCCTCCGCCAGTGATACGGCCATTGTTTACACCGCCTCAGCCGTTCTGCTTGCCGGACTGCAGGACAGCAATCTTCTGATTGTTCTCGACCTTGGAGTCTGCCTCGAGCCAGCCGACAACGCCCTTTGCGTTCTTGTCGGCATACTTCTCGTTAAGCACCTGCAGCTCGAGCTGTTTTGCGATTTTAAGCGCCATGCCCGAAAAATCACCGTAGAGGACAGGGAAGCCCTCCTGCGCATCCGCTTCGTCCATTGCGTCGGAAAGATAGACCGGCGAGCCGAGTATCTTCCAGCCGAAGCCGTTTTCGATGTCCTTCATCAGGTAGTCATTCTGTGAGTTTTTGGTCTTCCTGAGCGCGGTAAAGGTCTTGTTGCTCATGATCCACATCGCATTGGACTGGTAGATCTGCGGCACCATCGCCTGCATATCGATAAGGACATCAAAAGTGATACCGGAGAGCGCATAGGTGGTAAGCGTCTTCTTGTTGGTGGTCGAAACCGCGCCGGTCATCTTGCCGCTCGTGCCGTGGATAAGCTCGCGCTCGAGCTTGACGCGGAAAGCCTCGGTCATAAGCTCCTCAACCTTTGCGACAATGTTAATGTCGGTGTTGTTGATAAGCTTGTTTGAAATGACGGTAAGCGCGCCGAGGACATAGCCGGAAAGGTCAACGCTCGTAAACTTGCCCTGGCCTTCGGTCAGCGCGGTAAACTCTGCGCCCTGATATGCTGCGGCGATGTCTCCGGTCGGAGAATCGGCGGATGAGTCGGTGCCGTAAACCGGAATCGACAGCGCACCTTTGGTGTAATACTTAGTCGCCCTCTCAACGATAGGCGAGATGTTGATAATATCGGTGATTATCTTGCTCGCGATGGTTTTCGGGATAATCGCACCGTTCGAGCCCTGCGACATTCCCGCCGAGGCCGCCTTTCTCAGATATTCGACAAAGCTCTTCTCTTCGCTGAGATCTGCACCGCCGTTGTCACCGTGCCCCTCGGAGTCGAGCTCGTCCTGCTCCGCCTCAAAAAGGCGCTTCTCGGTCTCATACTCGCCCTTGAGGTTGTCGACCTCGTCGAGGCAAGCCTTGACAAGGTCAACCTCGCCCGCCTCATTGTGCTGCCTTGCCTCTTCGGTCTTGGACTTGATTTTGGCAAGCAGATCTCTCATTTTCTTATTCATCGTTTGATTCCTCCATGTAGATAAAATTTTCACGGATGCGTATGGCATCCGTGTAGTCTGTGGACTTTTCTTTTTCTTCGGGCGGTTCCTCGCCCTCGAACTCTTTGGTCACGCCCGCCGCGCGCTGTGCGGGAACCGCGACAAAAGAAACCTCATAAGCGTCGACCGCGCCGACAAGCTTATAAAAGCAAAGCGCGCCGTCGTACCGTTTGCCGCGATAGTGCTCGCACCGTCTGGCGTCGCCGCCGCAGATAGAGCACTGCGCAGACTTGACGCTACACCCGACACTGCACTCCTTTTTGATGCCGCCCTCGATTTCGGCGATGAGCTGCCCGCTCGTTGCCTTAATGCAATAGCAGTGTAAGACAAGCTGTTTATACTCTTCGCCGGTCTTGGTGGTCTCGCCGGGACTGGTGATAACCTCCGCGTCAAAAATCCGTGCGCACTGATTTGTGCTCTGCGGATTGTGGTCGCTTATGACGGTCTTGCCTTTGTACAGCTCGGCAAGCTGCTCAAGCGTCTCGCCGGAAAATGCCTCATAGTCGCGGTCAATCTCGTTGTCGCAAGCGACCATTTTAAAGGCAAATACCTCTTCGGCGGTCAGCTCTTTCAGCGTGCAGGCGTTGATTTTCGCCATTTTGTCATCGTCAAGATCGAGGCTCTTGACAATGGCGCATTTGTCAATTTTCATCTTTTTCACCTCCTTTGGCGTACTGTATTCCGGCTTGCGTCAGCGGCAGCATGGATCCGTTACAAATCAGCTGGTCGCCGCCAGGACGCTCGCCTTTATCCAAATAGGCACGCGCCTCATTTGGTGTGTAAATGGCGTTTTGTACTGCAGTTGCCATCGCCTCGAGCTGTGTCTTAAAGTCCGCGCGAAGAATGACCGCCGCGTTGAATTTTGCAAAATACCCGTTTGCGATATCCTCGTCGCTCAGAAGCTTGTAGGTGACCTCGTCCTCGTACTGCTTCAAGATGTACAAAAGCGTGTCAATATAAAAAGCAAGTTGCTGCTGCTCTGCGGCGGCGTAGCTTGCTTTTTCGTAGTCGTTAATCTGATTCGGTTTGATTCCAAAAGCGGCGGCGATCTGCAACGCCGAGTATTTTTTCAACTCGATAAACTGATTGTCGGCGAGCTTCATGTTCAGCGGCTGGATTGTCGAGCCTGCCGGAATCGGCACGAGGTTTTTGACCGTGTCGACCTTTCCGGTGATATACTCTTCAATCTTCGTGGTATATCGCTTCTCAAGCTCGTCATTCAGATTGCCGGTATACTGCAGGACGGCTTTCGCGGTAAAGCCGTTCTTGTACATCTCGTTCAGCATCTTCTGCCCGCGCATGTTCCCGCCGAGCGTGGCGCTCAGCTGGTCCCGGACACTCAGCCCGGCGACGCCGTCAAAGGAAACGGATGTGCGAAAATGCATAATGCTGTCATGCGGAATCCTGACGGTCTCGCCGCTTTTCGGATTGTGGAAAAGATACCAAATAGCACCTTTCTTTCTGTTCCAGATTCCCTTATCATCGCAGTATATCTCCACGCTCTCCGGCGGCAGGCACCACAGGTTTGTGTTCTTGCCCGCTCCCGTTATCCACACATAAGCGTTGCCGTAGTGATTTCTGTTAATTTCGACCGTCGACCAAAAATGCGTCGCGGTCATATACGGATTCGGACGGATCGCAAGCAGGCGGTAAAGCTCGTGCTTCTTTGCCGTCTCGATTCCGCCTCCGGCTGTCGTGCGCATGATTTTAAAAGGCATCTTTCCGATAGCTTCAGACAGGATCTTTATGCAGGCAAAATACGTCGCCTCGCCCAAAGCCTCGCCGTCGTCGCTTATGCCGAGAAAATCAAGCAGCGCCTGCCGCTCGACCGTCTGCTGGTCGCTTGCACTTTTTTTCTTAAACAAAGGCATCAAGCCCACCCCATTTTCTTTAAATAATCTTCGACCACCGTCTCATAGTCCGGCGCCTCTTCTTTGCTGGATTTTCGATACGCGACATGCGCGTCGATAATAGCGTCGACAACATCGATGCGCGCGTGCCGTGCGTTCACTTCCTTGTCGACTTTGATTTCGCCAAAAGAGTTCTTCGTTTTTTTTGCGTTGACAATGGACCACGACATCAGCGCGTTTCGCTGGTCGTAAAGCACATTGCCGGCTTTGACCTCAAGCGCAAAGTCAACAGTCGTGTCTGACAGAAAACGCGCCGACTGCTTTACTTCAAGCAACGGCGCGCCGAGCGTATCAAGTTCTTCCAAAAAAGCGTCCGCGTTGTGCGGGTCATATCCTATGCAGGCGATGTTAATTTCAAACTTCTCCTGCAGTTCTTTCAGATCCGCTACGATTTGCAGATAGTCGTTTTTCAGACCGCCGACCGCTTCGGACGGCGTAAGCAATCCGGACTTAGCCCACACATCGTAAGGCGCGGTGTCCGTGATGATATGTTCTTCAAGTCGCTTTGCCGGAATATATGAGTGTGACCAGACATATATCTTGCCGTCGTCGAGCGGAAAAAGCAGCGCAAGCGAGGTCAGGTCTCCGCCGCTCGAAAGGTCGAGCCCGGCGAAACATCTGCGGCCGCGCATATTTTCTATCGTCATCTCCGTCCGGCCGAGCTTCCACTCGTTCGGCGTGATGTACTGTGTGTCGCCATATTCATACCACAGGTTTTGGCGCTTGGTCATATAGTCGGACATTTCAAAGCCGCCCATCTGCTTCGCCGTCTGCGCATCGCGGCGGAGCTGTTCAAGCGCGCTCGGAACCGTTACAAGGTGCGGGTTTGCCTTATACCACACGCTCTCATCGAAAGGGTCGTCCTCTTTGTCCAGTGTGTATATGTCAACAAAAAAGTCGTCGGCTTCCGCCGTGCCGGCAAGTATCTGCAGGCAATAATCGTCCATCTCGCGGCAGAAGCTGTTCAGGCTTTTTCCGCGCGTGGTTATCATGGATATCAAAGCTTCGTCAAGCGAGGCTTGGCCGTTGTACAAAGCTTTATAAATTCCGTTGTCTTTGTGCTGGTGGATTTCGTCGACCGAGCAGAATATCGCGCGGAATCCATCGTCAAGCCCGCTCTCCCTCGACAGTGCCTCAATCGTGCATCCGGTGCGCTTGGCGATGATAAGGCTCTTATAGTCCTTGACGTCAAACAGCGCCTGCAGGTCTTTGTCGACCGTTATGAATTTCTGGATTTCTTCCCACGCGATTCTCGCCTGCCGCTTTTTCGTTGCCGCCGTGAAAAGCTTGCCGAAGTTATATCCGCCCCAGTTCGCGATGTACGACCCGGTGATTCCGTTTTCAAATGTCTTGCCGTTCTGTCTCGCAACGGATTTATATTTTCGGCGGATGCGCCGGAAGCCCGTCTCTGCATGCACCCACCCAAACGGCACGCCAAGGTCGAAGCACTGGAAGTCGTGCAGCCGAACCGGACGCGGTTGCGCGCCCTCGGCAATCGTCAGCATTTCGGCATAGCGCAGTATTTTCTCCGATTTCTCCGGACGCCACACAAACGGAAATTCTTTCGTGCCCTGTTTGGCAATCTCGTTCAGGTGCCGTTCACACGCCATTCGGTGCGTCAGGCAGGACGGCTCCTGCCCGGAGACCACCCGCTCAGCGTGCAAAGTAGCTCTATCCTGCACTCTCATCACCGCGCTCATCCGCGTCGAAAAGGTCGAATTTGTTCGCCGGCTCTTTCGGCTTTTGCGGAATAATAAGCTTGCACCTGCTCGATACGGTCATGCCGAAGTCGGCCGCAAATTGCTGACAAATTTTGAGGTATTTTGCCTGCAAATTCAGCGTTTTTTCGTACTGCTCAAACGGCATTTCTTTCTTTAACCGCTTGCGGATTTTCTGCAGAGTTTCTTCGGCGATTATGTAGCGCCCGAGCGACTCGGCGTCGATATCAGCATACAATCCGATGTCGGCGAGCTGCCGGGCGATATAATTGAATCTATTTTTTTGTTTCTTCGAGAGACAATCCGGCGGTTCAATTTTTGTGAACGGCGCGGTCACTTCTGCTGCTCGTCTCTCTTCAATTTCATCCTTCCCGAGGTGCGATTTCCCGTTTAAAACGAGAAGGTCTATCGGCTGTCTTGGCCGCCCTGCCATGCTCTCACTCCTTTGATTTTCATTTTCGGCGTTTTTGCTGCGAAAAGGTGGGTCGCCGTTCGGTTCTTTCAATTTCTCTCAACTTTTTACATATCCCCCCGGGTCGGAACAACGCCGGTCTTGTCCGCTTTGTTGTGACACTCCTTGCACAGAGATATGCAGTTGGACGGATCAAATCGCTTATTCCAATCCTGTTTAACACGGACGATATGATGCACATCAGAGGCCACCGACAAGCGACCGTTTGCCGCGCAGGCAACGCACAGATACTTGTCCCGCGCAAGGATGCCCTTGCGGAACATCCGCCACTGCTTGGACTTGTAAAAGCTCTTGACCTTTGCACTCATCTCCTCGCTGTCGTCGACCTGCAGCTCCTCTCGCGTTACCTTCTCACCCGGACGACACTTGTCACAGTACGTCTCGCCGAGCGGTACGACCGCGCCGCATTTGGCGCAGAGTTTATAAAACATACCGATCATTTCCTTTTGCAGTTGACTGCAAAGTGCACCCCCGAAAGAGTGCGCTCCGCGTCTGTCCTTTGGCGGATTCGAACCGCCGTCCCGGGATGTCATACGGCCGGGCTCTTGCCTGTTGAGTTAAAAGGACATATAAAAAGCAGCCTATAAAGGCTGCTTTAATTTTAACTTGTTTTACTGTGCGCCGAATTCATACCCAACCCGGCTCTTGGCGACAAGTGCCCATGTCGGATATGCTTCTTGTATTTCGCGAACGCGCATACGATACGTTGGTTCAAACAACACATCTGCCATATCTTTTGATACTTCAGTTTTGAAAGCTTCGGAAAATTTTGTATCAAGTCCGACCGTTCTAATTTTTTTAATAATTGAAGTCCCGCGATCAATAAGTACGATTGTAAGATTGTAACCCTGACCCTCTTCCGGGTGTGGCAAGTTCGTTAGCTTGCTAAGCTGAATAGCATACGGCATTTCCGCCCAGCGGAAAGTGCCGAGCTTACAGAACATAAACAAAACGCCATCAATTCGCGCCATACGAATCTCGCCTGGAACACTGGGTTCAAACGCCTGCATTTCCTCCGCTGTCGGTGAATCGTAGTAATAAAAAATATTTAATCCCGCTTCGTCAACTTCGAATACCGTGCAGTCCGTCGCGTAGCCGTCAAGTATGTGTGTTTCTGCTCCGATTGTAAAAATATGCATTTGCAATCTCTCCTTTTCTTTTTTCGAGTATATCACAAATTCATATCTTTATCAAGTTTTGGCAGTCCTATAAACCGGACTATAAAAGCACGCCTCCCGGTTCACGGGGAAGCGTGCAAAAAGGGAAGGGCAGCGCGCGGAATCGAACCGCACCTCCGGGGACGGTGGAGATAACCTATCCTGCCATATAGTGCCCTGCTATTAAACCCGCCGCAGGGCGAGGCGGTAAGAAAGGATCCGGTTTTCCGCACCAGCGAGCGGTGGAACGGAGAAAAGAAGTAAAAGCGGTTGCCCGTCCACTTTTACATCTATATGATATCATATCTCCCAACTGTATTTCACTGTATTTTACAGTATTTTACTGTACACTTTTAGCGTCGAGGAGTTCTTCGAGTGCCGCGCAAGCTTTCTTGTTCGTTTTCCAGCACCACTCTCGGGAATATCCCATCTCTTCTGCAATGTCTTCAAAGCTCATCCTGCTGAGGTGCCTCAAAAGCAGAAACTCTTCCCACTGCGGCGGGAGTTGACTCACGAGAGCCTGAAATTCGTTTTCGGCGGCGAATTTTTTCTGATATATCTCTATGATTTCGTTGCCTAAGTCGACATATTGAGATATCAAGCTGCTCATTTTGTCCTCTGCTGTCTTCTGCACCGACTCGGACGGCGGGGCGGTAATTGATACCAACATATCAAACAGCTCCGATTTCTGACGCTGTTTGAATGTCAACTCATTGTCAAGGTGCTTTATTCGGTTGACGTATTCGGGAACGGTCACAATATCACCTCTATCTCTGTTCTCGGGTTTTCCTTGTCATAGCTCCCGCACAACTGAAGCTCGACATTTAAAAAGCTATCATCTTCAATTATCCCCGCTTCGCGCAAGCCGTCGAGAATAAACTTTCCGTTATAATTGTCCGGGTCGTGCCGTTGCCTTGTGCGGAAGAAGTATGTAATTCTGACGACACACTTTTTTATTGGTTCGGACGGCTTCGGTCGGCAGTACGCCGTGCAAAGGGCTTCCCATTGTTTTTTGTCTGCTCTGTACGCCCATACATTCTCGCGCCCGGCGAACTTGTTTAACGACGGTGGGATATCGGGAATAGTGTAAATATATTTTTTGCACTCGCATTGTGGACACACCTGTCTCCCTTCCGGGATAATGTCACCACAACAGACGCACCTATCTGCATCAGACATTTAATCATCCTCGCTTTCAAACCATTTCATTAGCTTTTCCATGCACATCGGACACAAATCTTTGAATTCTCCCCGCACAAACACCGTTTCACCGTCCCAGTCTAAAATAGTCTTTTCATCGCGTATACGGAATACATATATGTTGCCGCATTTATCACATCTTTTAGCAAGTGACATTGTTAAAATCCTCCAACTTATTATCGTAGATATTGCCGACAACCTCAAACTCTTCCGAATCATAGTCAAATGTTGTAAATTTCATGCCCGCTCGCCCGATAAAACTTGCGAGACCGTTATCATAGTCAATTTGATAAATGCACATTTTGCCGAACCAAAATTTCTTTACTATATCGCCCTCAAAAATCTTTGTGCCGTTTTTATCTTCGAGACCTGTGTACTGTCCTACGGTATTTTCATCAACATACAAGCAATTTGCACCACGGCAACTATATTCTTCACACTCGAATATGTTTTCCACCATAACCATTTCGCCACGACCATCTTTTGTAGGTACGCCGTACACC